TATCACTCTCATCACTGCTCTAATCACCTGGGTGAACACCCTTTCCGACTGGCTTCCCACGCTGCAGCAGCGCATGGCCAATCGCGAACGCCGAAAACGTTTGCAACACGCAAAGGGAAAACTTAGTGATGCGGAGCTGGATATTGAGATCAAGGCCATCGAGCAGAAGCTGGCTGCGTCGTAAGCCGTCCTTCATGCGCCATGCCTTGTGCCGGATCATTGTAATATGATATTGGCCCCGAGTCCTGCTCTGACATCGCCGACCATGGCACTACCGCCCTCCTCCCGAATGCTCGTTGATAGCGAGTACCTGGTGGAGCAGTTGGTTCTGGACGCGCAAGCGAACGCGCAGGCTGGGGCCCTCCCTAGGGAAGTAGCCGTTGCCGGTGAGCCGTTCTCGGCGGCTGGTGGTTTCGGTAGCAGCCGACGGAATATGCGATTCGCTTTGGTGCGTTTGTCCGGACTGATGCGCAGCAGGTCTGCCAGCGACGTGGTTGATGCGCTTATTGCCGCGTTCGGTGACGAGAGCATTGATGGTGTTTTACTCGAAGTCAATACCGGTGGTGGTGAAGTCACCGCTGCCAGCATGATACGTCAGACGATCCTCGGTCGTAATAAGCCCGTCGTTGCGTACGGTCACCTGGCCGCCAGCGGTGGCATGATGGCGACCATGGACTGCGACGAGATCGTAGCTGCTGGCCGTTCCGCCCGCTTCGGTTCAATCGGTGTCATGATGAGCCTGCCGAAGTACCTGCGCCGCGTCTACGGCGACTACATCACGGACGTATTCGCCGACACCAGCCCGGACAAAAACCGGGCCTGGAACGAATGGCTAAGCAGCGGCAGCACCGACGCCTTCAAGGCTGAGCTCAATAAGCTCGACGCCATCTTCATGGAAGAGATGCTCGCCGCCCGCCCCATCAATCAGAAACTCGCCGACAGTACCCTCGCGGGTGGTGTCTGGCTCGCCGAGGAAGCTAAGACCCGAGGTCTGGTGGATTCTATCGGCACACTCAATTATGCCATCACCAGGCTCGCATCAGCGGCCATAGAATTTAGAAAATGATCAAGATCGCGAAAGTCGCACTTGCCCTCGGCATGCCCGAAGCCTCCACGGAAAAGGAGGTTGACCAGGAACTCAACACCCGCATCGAAGCGAACGAAGCCGACATCGACAGCACCGCCGAGGCTGCTGACGATGAGGGCGCGGACGCAGGTGCAGAGGATAAGACGGAGGAGCAGGCGCCCACCGTTTCCGCAGCGGCACAGGATGAATCCGACGCTAAACCTGACGCTACCGCCGCTGCCCTGGCGGCTATCGCCGCTACCCTTGGCAAGATCGATACCCGCCTGCGTAAGATCGAAGCCATCGAAGACGCCTCGGATACAAATGGCGAGAAAGACGCAACAGAGGTCGATGGCTCCAGCAAAAAGCCATGGATGAAAACGGCCGCCAATCAGGAGGCACTCGAAATGTTCGGCAAAAAGTAAGCCAGAACTAATTTAACCACCACTAAAATTCAACTTACTATGGCCAACGGCATTGACTTTACCGACGCAAAAGCTTACCGCGCCTACGTCGAAACCATCTCCCGCGACCTCTTCAAAAAAATATTCCTCGGGTTTCCTTCGGCTACCCTGGCAACGGCTCATATCGGTCTAAAGGGTAAACATGTACTTACTGAGCTGCAGGTTAACAGTCCGCTCGCTCGCCGGTGGGCAGCTGCCTTCCGTGGTACGACCAATACCAAGTACGTTCCAGAAACTCTGGAGGTAGTCCGGAACACGGTCGAGCACACGGTTATTCCTCAGGAATTCCAGAACAGTTACCTTGGTATTCTGCTGAAAGAAGGCCAGGACCCTGCCGACTATCCCCAACAGGAATACGTACTGAATACGCTGGTAGAGAAGCTCCTTGGCGAGCTTGAAGTAGCTTCCTGGCAAGCTGTTGCCGCAGATGTTGCCGCTGACACCGACGTGCTGAAGGATACCTTTGATGGCTACCTGACGCAGTACGCAGGTAAAATTACTGATGGGTCTTTAACCCCAGTCGTAACCGGCGCGCTGGACGAAACCAATACCCAAGAGGCAATCCGCTCCATGTACGCCGAGCTAGCCCCGGAGTACAAGCTGATGGGTACCGATATCATAGTCAGCTTCCGAACCTTCGATAATTACCTGAAGCAGACGAAGGACAAGTACAAAACTGATCAGGCCTATATCGACATAAACGGTCAAGGCTATAACGCTCTCCGCTATGAGCTGGGCGGAGGCCAGACGACTATGATACCCGTTGCTGGCATGGGCGATAGTGGCCGCATCATCATGACCCCCCGGCAAAACCTGCACATGGGCTACGACAGCCCGATGGACTGGAGCAACTTCAACTTCGAGCAGCAGTTTCGTAGCCTGTATATGTGGATGGACTTCAACTACGGTGTAGTGCCCGTACAGGCTAGGGACGGGATTACTGTCATCAATGACGTAATCTAAGCCACCCCTCCACACTCTTTAACCAACCCGGCGGCAGGCCTCACACGGCCTGCCGCCTCTTTCCTAAACTACCATGGGTAAAACTAACAAACAACTTGAGGCGGAAATCACAGCCGCCCAGGAGGAAAACGCCAATCTCAGGGCCAGCATTGATACGCTGGAGGAGGAGCTGGAAAAATCCCCTAACGACACGGCCGTTGCTGAGATCGTCAACAGCCTGAAAGCAGAACTCGACGCACTCGGCTCGGAAAACGTGGAGTTGCGCACCCGTCTTGAGAAAGCCACTTCTACCGTAGCCACTGCACCAGGTGCCGACGCTACCACCAATGCCCGCTTTGCAGTGCTGGAGGAGGAGCTGGAAAAATCCCGTGACGACAACGCTGATCTTTCCCTGCAGGTCGCCAAGATGAGTAAGGTTACCGCGGTGGCCACCTCCGCAAAGGCGCTCAACCTGGACCCCGTCAAGGTGGGTAAGCACTTCTATAAGTTCGCCATCCCTGCCGTTTTCTGGAAGGGCAAGCGAATCACCGCCGACGACGTCCGCGAAAGTGACGACCTGATTGCTGACCTGATAGCTGCCGGCTCCGGTATGCTGGTGAAGCAGTAGACCGGCACCCAAACCATCCTCCCCTTCACTAATACTAATTCTAATACCATGGGAAAATGCAAGATTAATATCGCCAGTATCGAAAACTGCGCGGGGCAGGGAAACGCCTCAGGCCTCGTAAAGCAGCTGATGATTGCTGCGGTCAGTCATATCGAGTCCATCCCCGATGATGTCAAGTACCTGATCACCGGTGACATCGTTATGAAGGCCGATGTCCGTACCGACGCGGAGGTTACCGCCGGTGACCCGGCCGAAGCAGTCCCCGGCCTCTTTCATAAGTTCGACTTTAAGGAGAGCGGACTTAACCTCACCAGCGAAATCGACGGTGACGAAGAAGACGGGAACCGCATGTACACAGCCGCAGGTAAGCTACCGAGGCGTAGTGCTCTAGCAAGTTACATCCTCGATGGGATGGGTGGTGGTCAGGAGTTTGTTGTCGGTGTTACCGATCGCAACCGTTACACCTCCCTTCTTGGTGACCTGGTGGAAGGAGCAGCCATCTCCGCCACCGAAACTACCGACGGTAACGGTTACGACGTGAGCATCAAGTGGAGGTCTGGACGGATGCTCTACGAGTACGATGGCGCATTCCCCACCGCTTAATGGGACCGCGTAACAAACAGCCCTCCGCGCCCAGACAGATACCGCTTTACCGTTATCTTGGGCCGGCGGTGCCGGTGATGAAGTTCCCCGACCTCAACTTTGCCTTCCGCCCGCCACTGCTGACCGACGCGCAAATATTCGGCATACTGCAACGGTACCCGAAGCGAATGGCGCAGTACTTCGAGCTCCTGGATCCGCCATCCGCCGAAGAGGAGTAACCATAACATCAATAAGAAAGCCCCTCTACCGATCGGTAGAGGGGCTTTCTTGTTTTCTCACTTTGCACCTGCGGCCGCGCCTAAATCGAAGCCGTCCTTCCTGTGCCCCGCCTAGTGCCGCACCTTGGCACTATGCCAAAGCAGATCAACATCTCGGAAGTACTGGCGCGCATTAAATCGGGCGCGGATGGCGATAGCTTCAGCCTCGACTTCATCTACGCCAAAGGCAAGGAGAAGGGGCAGCGTGGCCGGCGGTCATTCCGTTACGGTGCGCCGGTGCAGGAGGTCCATACGCCAGCCCGACAGCGATCGGAGGAGACGCTTGACCAGCGTGGCCACGTAGACCGGGGCACCCTACCGCTGACCGACGTAGCGGTCGGAAAGTATAAGACGGTGCTGATCTCGCACATCATTGGCTATAACCAATACATAGTGCGACACTGATGGGTAAGAACTTTTATGGCGAGAAATACGCCCTGCTTAGCGGCGGTGCCCTAGTGGTAGACCGTGGAGCAATCGGCAAGGTCGATAATAAAAACAAAGTTGGCAGCGTGGCCAGTGTCGACCTTGGTGTGACACAGCAGCGCTACATGGCCTGGGGGAAGGATAATTGCCTCCCAAATCGACGCGAAGCCCTGGTTGCTGACAACAACATCGTGCCCGCGCTGATGATGACGCGTCGCAACATAATTCTGGGGCGCGGTGTGATGGCTTATAAAGAGGAGCTGATCGATGGTGTAATGACGAAAGTAGAGGTGGCCATGCCGCTGGACGTTAAGAAATTCATGAAGCGTAGTCAGTTCACGAAGTACTTGGCCACCGCGTGCAAGAATGACGTTTTCCATAGTGCTATCCCCACCGAGTTTAAGCGCCTGAAGTTCGATGGTAAGATCAGCCGCATTCGCGCCCTCGAATGTCGCCACGTACGCTTGGGGGAGCAGGATAAAGATGGTGTTGTCAAGAACCTGGTGTGGAAGGGAAACTGGAGCAAAAGCACGCAGCAAAGTCGGGCGGCTAGCGCACACGCCCAGCGCGTCGAGCTGTACGACGCTGATCGAAAGCAGGCTAAATTTGCCACCTTCGAAATTGACGATTTGCTGTGCCTCGACGAGTACTACCCCACCCCGTTTTGGGAAGGCTCGGAGGAGTGGATTGAGCTGGCGAACCTTATCCCGCAATTCCATAAGGCGAATCTGGAGCATGGCTATACTATGCGCTGGCACATCGAACTGCCCAAGGGCTATTTTCTGGATGCCACGGCCGCGAACTCGCTGCCAGACGACGAGAAAAAAGCAGCCTACGAAGCCGCAACGGTCGCTAAGCGGGAGTTTCTAAACAAGCTCAACGAAGTACTACAAGGACTTCAAAACGCGGGAAAGACGATCGTCACAGAGTACGACCTGGATGCCAGTATCGGTAAGGATTACCCAGGCATCAAGATCACTCCGCTAAACTACGACATGAAAGATACAGCGCTCCTCAAGCTGTTCGACGCGAGTAACGCGGCCAACATGAGCGCGCAGGGTGTTCACCCCACCCTGGCAAACATCCAGACGCAGGGCAAGCTCAGCTCGGGCAGCGAGATACGGAACGCCTACTTGATGTACGTGGCCATCCACACGCCTGCAGCACGCGAACGCCTGCTGCGGCCACTCTATATCGTCAAGGAAGAAAATGGCTGGGAGGAAGATATCATGTTCGGCTTCCGCGATATGCTGATCACCGGCCTGGACGAAAGCAAGAGCGGCACCAAGGAAAGTAACGAAAGCGTAGCGGTATGATAGACGAGCAGGAGTTCAACGACCGGGTGGCGCTGCTGCGCCGCAAAGACCCCAGTCACGCGCTGTTGCCGGTGCTGACGGTCTACACGTCCACGTCGGTCATGTACCTGCGTCACGCCATGCGCGGTCTGGAAAAGGAGCCCGAAGAGGCGCGGCCTCAGGTGCAAAGAATGGGGGATTTGGAACAAGATGAGGTCGATGATCCCCGCATGGATGAGCTGCAAATGCGTTTAGGCCAGCTGTACGGTCGCCGGTTTAATCTGTCGAATCAGTTTCATGACCATACTCAGCCGAAGGCCAAAGTTCACGACCACCTAGCCTGTGCGAATATCTCAGACGAGATCCGGACCATCCAGAATAAGGCCGAAAAGGTGCAACGACAGGTCTATCATTTTCGCCGCACGGGAGAAATGTTGGTGGATGCTCCGCTTGTCCAGCGAGAGTACGAAGGACTGGCCCTTGGACGGCGTCACGCCACCGTCGCACAAAATGTGCGGCGGTGGCGAACAAAAATTGAGCGAGAAGGGCACAATACTACCCAAACCGACCTGCAATTGTGGGACACAAAACTAAAGATGTATGAACGCGAGCTTGAAGGACTTAAAGGGCAAATTAGACAGGCAGCTTGTTAACCCTGATGCCTTCAAGGAAGCCAACCGGGTGGAGCGGATCATGATGGTCATGGTCGCTGGCCCACGTGGCCAGTACGAGCTCACCGAAGCAGAGCGAGAATACGCTGGACTACTGGAAGACGCCTACGTCCTTATAAAGGAGCAGCGCAGCCAGTCGATGGCCACGAAGATGATGCGTGACCGCCTTACTAAGAACACCCATCGTCGTTACTCCGCTCTTCAGGTGATGCGAGACGCAGTCAACCTTTTTGGCCGCTTCGAAAAGATCAACCGCCCCATTCAGCGCGGGATTATCCGTGACGCGCTCCTGCTCCGGGTGAAGGCGTGTGAAGATTTTCTCACGGACGCTGATTCCGGCGATAAGAACGCCCCCCTGTGGGAGAAACTCCTACAGGGGTACTGGAAAAACCTGGCTAATCTCGACGACGTCTCCAAGCTGGAGGAAGCCGGCGAGCGAGATAATACTCTGCCCCGCCCCCAATTCACGACCAACCCTGCTGCCCTCGTCATGGACTCCATGGCCGAAGACGCTCAAATAGATTAATAATGGGCGGAAACCCGCTACAGTACTGGAACGATAAGCAGAAAGCCTACATAGAAGCACTGCCAAAGACGAAAGTGTTTGTCGGTGGTAGGGGTTGTGGGAAGTCTCACGTGATCGGGATATCGATCTATGACAAGATCACCGCTATGCCGAGAAGCCGTGGCTTTCTGAGTTCAACTACCTACAACCAACTGCTGACAAAGACCTGGCCAGGCCTGAAGGCCTGCTGGGATTCCATTGGTCTGAAGCAGGGCGTCCATTACGTAAAAGGTAAGCAGCCCCCAAAATGGTTTGACGAGCCGATCAGCGACGTCACCAGTCACAAATACCTGATCACGTTTTGCAATGGATCCATCATCGAACTGATTAGCATGGACCGCCCTGATGGCGGTCGAGGTGGCAGCTTTGACCATGGAGATATTGACGAGGCCGCGCTGCTGAAGCGTGAGCACTTTACCAAGGTGCTCCTACCTGCGTTGAGGGGTAACCGAATGCTATGGAAGGATGAGCCACTATGGCAACAGGTCGGTATGTTCTCCTCCATGCCCTGGAAGAGCACCGGTCTGTGGTTACTTGACTATGAAGAGAAAGCGCGCGTAAGCCCGGAGAGGTACTTCTACCTCACCGCCACAGCCTACGATAACCTTGAGATCATTGGCCAAGAAGGCATAGACCGAATGAAGGAGGAGATGACCTACCTGGAGTTCGAGATGGAGGTCATGAATAAGAAGATGGTGAAGACAGAGGATGCCTTTTATGAGGGCTTTAATACCGCCCATCACTGTTACGCGCCTAAGTATAAGTATGCTACTAACCGGCAGACCGGTGAGGACTACACAGCTGCCAGCCTGGACGTTGACCCGAATGCCTTGCTAGACGTGAGCTGGGACTTTGGCCGCTTTAGTTGTTGCTCGGTATGGCAGGAGAAGCGTACCCGCATCAGCATCCAGGAGCTGATGCTGGCAGCTTTCAAGACGAACACCAACCAGCGCCTGGCCGATGTGGTGACCAAGTTCTGCGGCCACTTTGCCGGGCACAAGTTCAAGCTGGTGCGCCTGTGGGGTGAGCCACGTGGCCATGATCCTAACGTACTGATGACCGACAGCAACTATGACTTCCTGACCAAGGAATTCAAGAAGCGTGGCTGGCGGGTGGAGGTGATGGCAGTACCTAAGCAGAGCAGGAAGCAGACTACGCGCCGCACCTACATGACTACCATTCTGGCCGAAGACACCAAGGGCTATCCCCAATTGCGCATCAACCAGGACACCTGCAAGTGGGCTATCATCGCCATTCAGAACACTGAGGCCGACCCCGACGGCAGTAAAAACAAGAGCACGGAGAAGGATAAGTCGTTCCCCCAGGAGCATGCGCCCCACATCACCGACACCGTCGACTACTACTTCGACCAGAAGTGGGGACCACGACTAAGCCAACACACATCCACGCGTGGCACAGCTGGCTCGGCAGACTTCATGTAGCACATCCATCCAGGCATATAACCTGCAAAAAACCACTGTGTGTGACACAAAATAGCTAATCCGCGCCCCTCGGTCTTTGGAAGTAAGCATAAAGGCAACGTATTTTTACAGTAACTAATACGTTGATATATAGTACATTAAAAATTAAATATTTGTTATATGGAATTTCTGTTTACGGCCGATTTAGCAGCCGACCCAGCGGTCAAAATCAAGGACACCATTATCCCACTTTTCCACCCTGGCATCCAGGGTGACATGAAATTCAAGGATATTCTACCATTCCTCTCCCCCGCTACTAGAGACTACCTGCTGCCGTTCATCGGCCGTAAGTTCCACGACGCGCTGGTGACACAGGCGGACACCGAACAAATAAGCCTCGCCATGGCAGAAGCGGTGGAGCTGGCGCGTCATGCGCTCATCTACTATGTCGTGTACAAAGCCATCCCCGCGATGCTTGGTAATCTTTCTGCGCTCGGCTTCCAGACAATGAGCGATCGTGATGGAACGAGTAACGGACCAAGTCAGTGGATCTACTACAACACACTGCGCAACGGCATTCTCCAAGCCGACAAACTACTCGATCACCTGCTGGTGTTCCTCGACACGAAACTTGACGATCCCGACTTCGCATACTATTCGGACGACCCCGCTATGCAATACCGACGAAGTAAGGTGTTTCGGCAGGTGGCGCAGCTCGATGAGTTCTTGCATATTCAGGGAAGTCGGCGGGCGTGGAACGCCATCACACCTTATCTCAATAAAGCAGAAAAGCGTCAACTCCGGCCGGTGCTCGGTGATGCGTTGTTCAAACGCCTCCCTACACTGGCGGATGATCCGGCGCGGACGCCGGTGCAAGAAGAGTTGTTAGAGTACTGCCGTGCCTACATTGCCGAAGTTGGGCTACTGGCAGCGCTTCCCCACCTCAGCTGCGTTATCAGCGGAGACGGTATTGTGATCGTTTCCAATAACGATGGTTTCCGACAGGAGAATAGTAGCGGCCTGGTGTACAACCAGGCCGCGATTTCCCGCCTACGTCAGGATGCGACTACCCGAGCGGCCGGCGCGCTGAAAGACCTGCAACAATTTCTCCGCATCAACGCGAATTCTTTCAATGATTACACTGCCCCGGCACCGGCTGAACCTACCGGCATCATCAACAGCCCGGGCGCGACATTTATATAGTTTCAAATTCCTCTCAAATGGCTCGAACTGACATCAAACTACTTACCTCCTCCGTCACGCCCGACGATATGGCTCGCCTGACGAAAGCGGAAAACCTCATGCAACTGAAAACCGATATCGATAGCTACAGGCAAGGCGCTGTAGCTGGCATACGTGAAAGCATCGAGCGACGCCGCGCTGCCTGCCTGGCCCTAGGAGCCGACGTCAGTTCTTTCAATGAACTACTGATCGACCTCGATACTGCTTTTGATAAAGTACGTAGCAAGGCTGAGGCGGCGCAGTACCGAGCATTGATGCCGGCGTGATCTTAGAGGAAGAAATCACGGGTGGCACTAACGCTGGCCAGCTCGATGCCGGAGGCAACCAGGTAGGTGCGTAGCTGGCTTTCGGTGCGCCATCCACCCAGCTGCATGATTTCGGGGAGCGGTGCGCCACCCAACCAGAGGTTAGTGGCTGCACTACGCCGGGCAGTGTGGGTGGTGACAAGGGACCACTTGGGATTCCCGTCCACCTCATCAATGAGTCCAGCGCGGGCCGCGATCATTTTCACCCGCTCGTTAGCTTTTTGATTCGACACTGCTGCAAGCTTATAGTCAAGCCGCTCCAAGATATTTTTAACCAGCGGTTTGACCGGGATAAACTTGGAGACACCGGTTTTACTCGAAGTGTTCGTGAAGTAGTACACCGCACCCTGGGTGAGGAACTTGCTGCGGTCAATTTTTGTCGTGCTATCCTTGAAACGAAGAATGAAGTAGTAGGAGACGATGAACCGATCTTGCTCCTGAAGCAGCAAAGGATGATCGACCAAGTCGACTTCAACGAAGGCATTGATCTCAGTCTGCGTGAGATAGATTTTCTTTTGTGTGGGAGGCTTCAAACTCTTAAAGGCTTTTTTTCGGTGTGATTCATTGGTGTGAAAGCCGAGGTCGAAGCCCCGATTCATAAATTTCTTGAGATGCTTTATGTTGGTGGCCACGGCGTGGTCGCCGAGCCCTTCCGATCGCATCCACCTGATGAAGTCGTGATACATGGGGACAGTCACATCATCAAAGAGCAGATCATCTTTGCGTATTGTTAGGGCGTAGGTTCGGAGCTTTCGCCCGAACGACGGATAAGATCGATAGGTATCTTCCCTAATAGTGTGCTGGCCAGCTTTGCACTCCCTGTGATAATTCGTCACCAGGGTAATGATGGATTGACTGCCCCCAATGAGGTGCTCCCCCACTACCTTATTAATCAGGCTTTCGAGCTGAGCGTTTATTTTGGTGGCCATCGGCACCCCACGCATCACCCGGCACAGATCATCATCCCAATCCCCTGGCTTGACGTT